ATACAGGAGCTAAGGTGGGTGACACGCTGTACTTCCATCACCACGTTGTGCTCAATGCACACTTTGATATCGGTGACGATCTTTACTTAGTACCGTTCCATCCAATGGGTGGGCGCAATAACTTGGCTAATGCTTACAAGAACGAGGACGGTATACAGGTCCTAGCGGAGTGGGTATTCGTAGATCCTATGGATCCGACTAAGAAGATTGAAAGCGATGTACTTGAAATTGTACAAGATGATGTACAAAATGACCGTGGTAAGATCAAGTACCGTTCCGATGCGTTGGAAGAGATGGACCTGCACCCAGGAGACGTTGTCTACTTTAGTAAAAACAGCGACTACGAGATGGAGGTTGATGGTGAGACTGTTTGGAGAATGATGACAAGCGACTTGATGTATGCCGAGACCAAAAAGTAAATCACAGTTTAGTACTCTTGATGCAGCGCAGCGTCTGATGCTCTCTATGGAGGTGGCAATCAATAATATGATTGAGGAGATCAAGAAACCTGTAGACAAGGAACTCAACGGTTCAGGTCGTAAGGCGGAACTCCAATCAATAAAGCAGACAGCAACAGATGCTCGTGAGCTACTGCAAGACTATCAACGATTGGAAGTAATGATCAAGGAACTGAAAGAGACTGGTGGTGTATCTGAGGATACCGACTTCTCTGGAGGATTCGCTGAACGCTTTAGCAAATAACTACCATGGCTGGATTAAAGATGATAGAAGGGTATACTGCTGAGGTAATCAACATATGCCCACACGATACGTCAGGTGATATTATAGAAATATCAGACCTACATATCCAGCTCCCCAACGTACCCAATACTAAGGATATACTGTTCCATGAGCTACCGAAGGAAGACCAACGCTGGAGACGCATAGACCCTCCAAAGGAGCTGCTGCGTGTACGGTCCATGGACGAGTGGGCAGAGAAACCTAAGGAGTTTAGACAGCGGTACAGCCCATACATTGAGGAGGAATTCCGCAGACGCAGGGAAGGACTATGGTTCATGAACAATGGTACTCCTACCTACATTACTGGTAGGCACTACATGCTGCTCCAGTGGTCCAAGATGGACATTGGATACCCCAGCTACTTAGAGTTTCAGCGTAGGCTATACTTACACTTTGCTGCATGTGAGATGGACCCTAGATCACTAGGTCAGGTGTTCACCAAGTGTAGACGTTCTGGATACACCAATATATCGGCATCCATACTTGCAGACGAAGGCACACAGGTAAAAGAGAAACTGTTGGGTATACAGTCTAAGACTGGTAAGGATGCGCAGGAAAACATATTTATGAAGAAGCTAGTTCCCATGTTTAAGAGCTATCCATTCTTCTTTAAGCCTATACAAGATGGTACTACTAACCCAAGAATGGAGCTTGCATTTCGTGAGCCTTCTAAAAGAATTACTAAGAACAACAAGACATCGTCTGTTGGTGAAGCCCTTGATACGATCATCAATTGGAAGAACACTACCAATAACGCCTACGATGGGGAGAAGCTCCACATGCTGTATCTTGATGAGGCAGGGAAGTGGGAGAAGCCTACTGATATACGAGAGGCATGGCGTATTGAGCGTACCTGTCTTATTGTGGGTAGACGTATTGTAGGAAAATGCTTGATGGGATCCACTGTTAATCCTCTTGATAAAGGAGGAAAGGAGTTTAGAGATTTGTACTACAACAGCGATCCTGGAGAACGAAACCAAAACGGTAGGACCAAGTCTGGACTATATAAGATATTCATACCTGCATATGAAGCATTGGAAGGATTCTTTGATAAGTACGGAAACCCTATCGTTGAAGATCCTAAAGAAAAGGTAGAAACCATTGACGGTGACTTTGTAAGTATCGGTGCTAAGACCTACCTACAGAATGAACGCAAGGCACTCATGTCTGATGCGTATGAATTGAACGAGGTTATCCGTCAGTTTCCCTTTACGGAGGATGAAGCATTCCGTGACTCTACCAAGTCTACGATATTCAACATCGCCAAGATATACGAACAGATAGGACACAACCAGGAGCTGTACCCAAATCCAATTGTTGCTGGAAACTTTGTGTGGGCAGAGAAAGATAAGCGTGTAGCATTTAGCCCTGATCCAAACGGACGGTGGAAGGTGGCATGGCTACCTCCAGACAAGGACCGTAACTTATACGTTACCAAGTACGGAAAGGTTGCCCCTCCTGAAGATTCTGTTGGTGTGGGTGGAGTGGATAGCTATGACCTTGATGCTACCGTTGATGGTCGTGGATCTAAGGGTGCCTGTCACCTGTACGTAAAGTTTAACATGAAGCACGACATCTCCAACATGTTTGTAGCGGAGTATGCATCACGCCCTCCAATGGCGAAGATCTTCTATGAGGATATATTGATGGCGGCATTCTTCTTTGGATTCCCAATACTTATAGAGAATAACAAGTACGGTATCGCTAGACACTTTGAGGCTCGTGGTTATGACAACTACCTAATGGACAGACCAGAACACCTTCGTAGCGGAACATCTACTTCAAAGACAAAGGGTATACCGTCTAATTCTCAGGACATTATAGATAGCCACGCCCAAGCCATTGAGACCTATATTCATAATCATGTAGGGTCCAATGAAGAGACTGGAAAGATGGGACGCATGTATTTTAATCGTACCTTAGAGGACTGGATCGGATACCGTATAGAGAACCGTACCAAGTATGACCTTACCATATCTTCAGGTTTGGCACTCATGGCTGCTCAAAAGTTTAAAAGGGAAAAACCTAAAACTGACTTTGCGGACAAAACCTTCTTTAGACGCTATAAACCTATAGAGCGTTAAAGACCCTTTCTTTTATTCTTATATTTGCATATTATAACGTAGCCCTTATTATGCAAAAAGATTTGAACCAAAGGGATAATTTTGGCAACTTCCCTAACCCACTCGCTGACGCTGTCGTAAAGATGAGCAAGGAGTATGGGCTGAAGTATGCCATGGCAATAGAAAAGCAGTGGGGAGCAGCAGATGATGAAGGATCAATCTTCAGACGTAGAATGAAGTCCTTTGAGCTAAACAGAGATTATGCTCACGGTACTCAAGATACAACCATCTATAAGAAAATTCTCACCTCTCTAGATCCTAACAACGGTGACGGTTCACTACTCAACCTTGACTGGACTCCTGTACCTATTGTACCTAAGTTCGTAAAGATTGTAGTCAACAAGATTTTATCTAAAGACCCTTACCCAAAGGTTGAAGCTATTGACCCTGTATCTCGCATGGACAAGGAGCGTGAACGTGATAAGATCAAGAGACGCATACAAAACAGAGAGCTACACAAACAAGCTAAAGACCTCGGTTTGAAAGCTGAGTTTGATATTGATCAACTTCCAGAGACGGAAGACGAAGCAGAAATCTTCTTGAACGCAAACCTCAAGATTGCCTCTGAATCTGTAGCGCAGATAGCAACAGACCTCACACTACAGTGGAACGACTTCAATGAGAAGATCTACAGACGTGCTGTGGAAGACCTCGTAGTAAATGGTATGGCTGTTGTTAAGCGTGAGAATGATCCTAACTACGGTATCGTTGAGGAGTACGTAGATCCTGCATACTTCGTACACAGCTACACAGAAGATCCAAACTTCTCTGACCTAGTATATGCTGGGCACATCAAGCGCATGACGATCCAAGATCTTAAGCGTAAAGCGGCAAATCAATTTACTGAGGATCAGTTTGAGCAGATCGCAAACAACGTAAAACACAAATACAACAACAACCCTAATAAGATCACTCACAGCTACTATGATCGTAGCTTGAATAAGACTACCTACGGATACGATGAGTTTATCGTTGAGGTGATGGACTTTGAGTTTATATCTGTTGATGATATCATCTACGAAGAGAAGCAAACACGCTTTGGTAACGTAGGATTCCATTACAAGGGTTACGAATACAAACCACCTACACAGAGTGTTTACGAGCGCACGCCAGTATACATGAAGAACACTACAGTGTATGGCGGTACTTATATTATGGGTACCAAGTTCATCTTTAGCTACGGCATGAAGAAGAACCTACCAAAGAATGTTCATGACATCACACGTACTCGCATGAGCTATAGCGTTATCTCTACAAACATGCGTAGAATGATGCCTAAGTCTATGGTAAACGGTGTGATTGGTTTTGCTGATCAACTACAGCTTACTCACCTTAAGATCCAGCAAGCAATTGCTAAGGCGAAGCCTGACGGTCTTTTGGTAGACATTGAAGGATTAGAGAACGTACAGCTAGGACGTGGTGGTGACTTGCAGCCGTTGGATATCCAAGATATCTACGAACAAACAGGTGTCTTCTACTACCGTAGTAAGAACCCAGAAGGTGGTTTCCAAAACCCTCCAGTACGCCCACTAGAAAATTCTGTGCGTAACATCAACGAGATGATCGGTATCTATAACCATTATCTACGTATGATTCGTGATGCTACAGGTATCAATGAAGTGATGGATGGTACATCCGCTAAGGGTGAGCAACTGGTAGGTGTTCGTGAGCAGCAGATGGCTGCAGGAAACAACGCCATATACGACATCACCAACGCTGCAGGGGTATTGTACCGCAAGGTGTGTGAAGACATCGTAAAGTGTCTCCAGGTGCTTCCTCAGGACTCTGTACTGTACAACCTATACACTAAGGCATTGGGTGAGAAATCTATGCAGCTGTTAAACAGCTTTAGAGACCTTCCGATGTACAACTTTGGTGTACGTGTTGTGAATGAGATGGGAGATACCGAGAAGGCATACTTAGAGCAAAACATTCAGATCGCACTATCTCAAAAGGAGATTGACCTGGAAGATGCCATTGCTATCCGTCAGCTTAAAGATGTGGACCAAGCAGAGCAACTTCTTATCGTTCGCAGACAAAAGCGTATGCGTGAGATGCAGAAGATGGCACAGCAAAACTCTCAGATGCAAGCCCAGGCAAACAGCCAAGTGGCTCAAGCTACCTCTCAAGGTAAGATGCAAGAAGCACAGATGCAGGCGCAAATAGAGATGCAGCGTATCCAAATGGAGACACAAGCAAAAGCTCAACTAATGGAGATGGAATACCGTTTCAAGATTCAGTTAGAGCAAGTAAAACAGCAAGTGTCTGGGTCCATGAAACAGATGGAGGTATCTGAAAAGAGAAACCTTGACATTGAGAAGGAGGACCGTAAAGACGAAAGGGTTAAAAAGCAGGCTGTAGAGCAGTCAAAATTGATCAGCCAACGTCAAGGAACACGTGGTGAACTAGCAGACGATGTAGCTGTTGACCCTTTTGATGCACTATAATAAACCGTAAATTTGCAATATGACAACCAGCGTAAACTTAGACATAGCATCAAGAGTAGATATCATCTGTCGTAAGGGAGATACATTTACATTAGAGCTAACATTTAAAGACGAAGACGGAGAAGTTATTGATCTATCAACTGGATATGACTGGGTTATGCAGGTTCGTGAGTCTGATACCTCAGCGACAGCAGAACTTAGTGGAGATTCTGACGATGATAATGATAACGACTTCGGTTTTGTTAGCGATGCAAATGGTGTACTTACAATTACCTCTCCAGCCTCTATTATGGCTACCATAGAAGGGGGTATCTACGTTTACGATTTACAGTCCGTCCAAGGTTCAACTATTGTGACTTGGATGTATGGAGTGTTTAAAGTAAACGAGGACGTAAGTGAGTAACAATATTCAAATACAAAGCGGAGCTTCTACGAGCATCACCGTAAAACAAACAGGATACAATAGGGCAACTGTTGTAAATCAACCTGTTAAGAATACTATTGACATTGCTGGACTCAAGGGTGGTGGTGATTTGAGTTATGTACATACTCAAGCCACCCCTGCCGATGTATGGAATATAACCCATAGTTTGATTAAGAAGCCAGCTGTCACTATTATAGATGAAGAGGGCTATGAGGTAGAGGCTGATGTCCAGCACTTATCGGATAACGCAGTAACAATAACATTCAGTGAGCCGTTTGCAGGAACTGCCCACTTCAACTAATACAACAGATGG